GTTGTTACTGATGGTAATTTAGAAAATACAAATTTTCCTGTAGATGCCTTGTAGTTTAGATATCCTTCATCTATAATAGATGATCTATCAACGTCATCTAAATAGCGAAGTTTGACTTCACCACCACCACCGATTGTTGACATTTGTTGTTGTATTTTTGATAAAAATGTGCTGTAATGATTTTGTAAATCTTCTAATGTGGCATAGTTTTTCCCATTAAAAGGCGTCAAAGGATCGACTGTTTTAACTTTGTCGCCGTACACCCCTAATGGAGTATATGTTTCACTTTCTGTAATCTCTGGTTTTTTTTCTGGGGTATTAATTATATTATTTAATATATTTTCTACTGAATTATTTTCTTTCAATGGTGGTTGAGTAACATCTTCATTAACAGGATTGTTCGATGCCACATCTTTTTTCATTTCTTTAGAAACCATGCTAAGAAATTCTGCTAATTGTTCTTTTGCCTTATTATTCATTGAAAACCTCTAATATGTTGATAGAGGGTCATAAAAGACCCTCTATTTTATATTTATTTATAATAGACTGCATTTACCATTGACATTATTGATCAATTGTCGTTGACCATTGTCGTATATCAGGCAACATGTTTGTGTCCATGATGATGGTCCTCTATTATATCCCATATTGAGATTAGATAGTGTTCCCACTCTGAATACACCACGTTGAATTGCAGCGGTATGATTATGACCAATTACACAATTACCATATATCTTTTCCAATCCATTAAGTGATGGTTTCGCGCCATTCAAACCAAGATCACCATGAGAACCACATTCAACATCTGCAATCATAGATGTATCATCCCTTTGCAAGAAGTGCCAATTACTTGGGATTTCTTTTCCAGAAACTTCAAACCCCTTTGCAAGAACATCACCTTTTTCAAACAAGGAAGTTGCTATTTTCAAACTAGCAAGATGGTTTTCTGGATCACTGATATATCTACCGTCTTTTAAGTATCTATCAAGAAATTCATCATGATTTGACTTGACAATATACACATCTTTTGCTTTAGTTTTTTTGCTAATATTATCAACTAAATCAAAGGTTTTCTGCAATTCTTCTATAAGATTAGACAATCCTTTGCCACTTCTTGATGCTCTTTCGGCAATGGTTGTGACGTGGTGTGAAATACTGTATCCATCAAATATATCATGTAAATAAAGAGAATTCACATCCATTTTTGAAAATAGATCAGAGAAAACGTTAATAGCATCAACGTCTGCATTTACACCATGCAAATCGCCCATAATAGCATTTACAGATACCTTTTTCGTTCTGTCAGTCGGTGAATATTTCTTTCCAAGATCAATGAAGGAACCATCAATGTCGCATTGGATTTGTCTGAAATGGAAAATGTTTTCGTCTTCTATCTCTACAATAATTGCGCCTATAGTATGATCGTGGTCAGCAATGTATGACAAACGTTTAGACACAAAAACTTCACTGTAGTAATCTGGTAAAGTGCAAGCACCTGGTGTCATAATGGAATAGTTTTTACCACGTTTATTTCCAGAAGGAACATATTCAAGAAACTGTTTTGGACTTGCAAACACATATGACCCCTCACGACTACCCAAACGGGATAGACCAGTGATTGGTTTAATTTGCTTTGCTGAAACTTGTATACTACATAGTGATATATTATTGTTCAATGGTGCAGTATCTGTGACAAAAAGATATTTAGGATCGTTAAATTCTTTTGGGAAAACTGCTGTCTTTTTTTCGAAACTATTTGTTATGCTTTCTGCTGGCATAATAACAATTTGACCATTATTTTCTTTACAATACTTATCAATGGTTTTCAAAAAACCTTTATGTATTTTTGCACCTGCTACCGCAGTTGTTATCACATATAAACTTTTTCCAGAGTTTTTTACACTTTTTTCTTCTGAGAAAATCCTATCAACTGATGAAAAATGTTTATCAAGAAATTTGCCATCTGTATCACGAATGTCTTCATGTAAATTTTCGATGCCGCCAAAAACACGTCTAATACTATCTCTTGAAATATCGTAATCCAAAAAGTCTTGATATACTGGAAGTCTTTTCATTTCTGACACAACTTCTTTATAAACTTTTACAATATACTTTCTGCGTTCTTCTTTTTGCTTCTCCAAAGTTTTATCTTTATTATCACTCATTTATATAACCTCATTTTTATTTGTGAAGTGGCACACTTATGCCACTTCTTTCATTTCGATGTTCAAAATAGAATCCACTGCGAATGTTCGAATTACTATCTTACTTTCAATACCACCTTGTGAATTATCAGAAACTTTTTTTTCTGGTAAACCTTCTATATCATCTTCATTATAAACTTCGCCATCAACAAGATATTCAGAATTTCCTGATTTAACAAAAATACACTCTAGATAGTATTTTTCGTTATGTTCGACAAATGGAGTATTTTCAATGCGTTTTCCCCATGCACGTGGTTTAAGCACAAATTCAGATGGGTCTTTACCTTCTTTAAGCATTTGCTCTTTTACAAGTTCTTCGTACCCATTACCATTATATTTATGGTATATTAGAACCTCTGCATTTTTAACTTGCTTTTGTACCCTATCCTGTAAAGGATTTTTCTTTCCGCCCTTCAACTTAACATCTGTTTTCGTATCAAGCATGAATGATGCAACACCTTCAACACCATCTAACTTTTGTTTCAATTCATCTATATTCATGATGCAACTTCCTTTCCTCTAAAATTAGCAAAAAATGCAGGTGTGACCCCGTTAAAACCTGCACCCAAATTCATTTTTCTACACAAATCACGTGCCCTACGTTCTGTAGTTTTTAGGTCTATTACAATGAATGTTTCTTTTTCCACAATATCAAATTTATCCCCATCAACTTTCACATAATAACTCACTGGAAACCTCCTATTTTCTTTTTTCTAGAACTCAAATTCAAACCATACATTTCTGTGTTTTCATTGCCACCTACTGGCGAATTGTCCATGATTGGTCTATCTTCATTTTGCACATTTTCGCGTATCAAATCGCTATTAGACGATTCTTCTGTGTTATACAGTTTCATACGTGCTTTATCCATTCCTATAACAAACTTGCGCTTTCTTGATATATCCCCCCATCTATTTTTCAACTGTTTAATCATAATTTGACTCATACTTTCCAAGTCTTCGTTTGTGATCAAAGCAAAGATTGCATCTGCTGTATGGGTAATGCCCATGCTATTTTTTGTGAGTATTCCGTTACAATAAAAAAGTTGATCCCCTGTAACAGATATGTCTACAGTTTCCAATTCTCCTACTTCTTCTATTGATAAAATTTCATCATTAAAATCAATGCTTGCAGCATCATTTTTTAATTGCTTTTTTTCTTTTTCTTTTTCTATACTTATAAGCAAGTCGGTAAGATCAAACAAGTCCATGTCTTTAGATAAACCGTTATTTATCATGTGTTGTGCTTTAAAAAAACAAAATTCTTCTAACTTCATAACATATCTCCTATCTCTTCCAATATTTGCTTTCTCACTAAATAAAAGTCGTCAGTGTCCCATACTGTTTTATATCTAAATCCACTTCTAAGCGCCGCATTTTTCTTTTTGTTGTCTTTTGCTATAATATCATCTTCTGATAAAAATCCTATATAATTACCTAAAGGATTTGAATGCCAAAACGAACCATTATATTCTATGATATATTTAATGCCACTTATAGTAAAGTCGTATGCAAAAGTGTCTTCATTGTATTTAATAAAAAATTCACGCGACCCTTTTATTCCCCAGAATATATTTTCTTTTTGAAAACCTAATCGCCTGATATCTTTATAAAGAGGAATAAAAAATCTTAACGATTCTTTAGATGTTCTTGGTAGTATTGGTGTGTTTCTACCGTATTTTTCAAACCATGTAAGTCTTCTGTTTTCAACAAATTCGTTGAATTTTTCTTTTGCTACGTTTTCATCACCATAACGTATCATAAAACCTTCAAATGAAGTTCTAGTTTTTTTTAAATGTGATTCCAGCAATCCAATTGCTTCTTTTTGTTCACTTCCACGTTTCATATAATATTCTATGCACAATGGATTGTTTTCTCTGTAAGAATGTCCAGTCATTTTCAAGTTTTTGTGCATTTCTTTTGATTCCACACTTTTTTTGTTTTTTCGATATTTTACTATTTTTTCTGCTTCTTCTAAAGAAATAGATTTTTGTTTTGAAATATACTCTGCGCAATAATTATTTTGTTTCGAACGATCTATTTTTGGTCTATTTAAAAGTCTTTCTTTGTATTCATCTGCACGATATTTTCCATATCTTATTTCCAATGCTTCATATGATGCATTGTGTAAACGACAATATTTTTCATATTTTTCAAAGAAAAAATTGTCGTTGGTATTTAATATATCTTTAAACCATTGTAATCTTTTTAACGCTATGTTAATAGATAGCGAATCAAGATCGTACTTTTTTATTGCCTCATAGAAATACGATCTTTTATCTTCATCTACCATCTCCATGAGATTTTTAACTGGTTTTCTTTCTATCAACTTCTTTTTCATTTGCATCTCCTGTGTGCGTATTACATTCACTGCTAATGCTATTTATAAAACATCCCTTTTCTAGACCACCCGACACAGAAATTCTTTTTACTTCACCTGTCGATGTTTTAGTTGGGAATACATGATCCTTACTCACAATAATCTCTTTTCCTGATTTAGTCGTGATTTTAACACATTGTTTAGGTTTAGGATGATGAACCATCGTCACAATTTTTGTTTCATCATTAGATTTTATTATATCGCCGGGTGAAAGGTCTGCAATTCTCATAACACCTTTAGTATTTTCAACAACTTTTTCATCAACAAAAATACATTCAGAAGTGTTTGTAAGATCAACGTCACTGTTGTTGTATCCGTCTCTATTCAACTGTGAACTTGATACGATAGGAACCCCGAATTCCATTGCTAAACCTCTTACTTCTTCTGCAATAGATTTCACAAGAGTATAAGAATTTACAGAACCACCACCTTTTACTCTTGAAGATGCGCAGATATTAAGATAGTCTATGTATATTACATCTGGAACAAAGTTTTTCTTTAGTTTCATTTCATTTAAAAGGTGTCTGAAATGACCTACGTGTGCAGAACCAGTTGGATATTCTTTAATAACCAACTTTCCTGGTGTTTTGCTTTTATATCTATCCATTCTCTTTTGGTATATATCTTTTGAAATTGTAGATACTTCGTCAAGGGTGATATCCATGATATTAGCATCAATACGGCGACCAACCTCTTCTTCTGCCAATTCCATTGTGATGTATAGAACATTCTTTCCATGCATCAAATTAGTTGCTGCCATATGACATTTCACAATACTCTTACCAGTGCCTGTTGCACCCAAAAATAGTGTTAATGATTTTCTTGGAATACCACCCTTTGTTACAGTGTTCAGAAGATCAATATCAAATGGAAGTCTTTCCTCTTTTCTATGGTAATATTCAAATCTGCTTTCAAAGTCTTCTAAGAAGTCGTGTCCGATATGTGTATCAAAATTAATACCCAATGAATCTGAAAGCATCTTTGGGATTGCACCTTTATCAAGGTCTTTTACCTGCCCATCTAGAATAAGAATTGCTTTCCTGATAGAGTTGAACAAATCTTTGTCTTGGCAAAATCTTTCTGTTTCATCAACTAACCAATCTTGATTAGTTGATGAATCTATTTCAAGTTCAAAGATACGCTTGTTTGTTTCTTTGAACATCTGTTCATTTAGGTCTTTACGATTTTCAAGTGAAATAGAAAGCGCCTCTTTTGAAGGCGCTTCCTTATATTCATCTACATAATCACAGATAGTTTCGAAGATTTTTTTGTAAGCATCATCATCAAAATACTCTTTTTGAATATATGGAAATGTTTTTCCAAAATAGTCTTTGTTAAAGAGTAGGTTTGAAATTATTGTTTTCTCTAATGACATGCTCTATTATTCCTCTATATCTGTGACCTCCATACTATCATCTTCTTCTACTGCAATGACCGGAGTTGACAATTTAAATTTTTTACTGACAAATTCTTTGAAATTTGTATCTTCTATCAAAGTTTCGAAGAATTTATTATCACTCTCAATATCTTTTGCACGGCGTTTTGGTTCTAGTATCTCACCAGTTTCCAAATCAATAGGATTGTACCAACCCTGATTTGCTTTGATGATATGCCCAGATTCAATTGCAAGATCAAAAAGTGAAGACCATTTCAATATGCCTTTTTCATAAAGAACAGTGAATGGTAGTTTTGCCTTTTCTCGTACAAATCTCGATTTTTCAATATTGATTGTGAATTTGTATCCCGCAATTTCAGTACCATCTTTTTCTTGTGCCTTGCCAATAACAAAAATTTGGTTTGCAGCATAAGTAACAGCAGTTCCGCCAGGAATAATTGTCTTGGGAAACATTCCGATTTCTTGGTATACATGATTGATAATTATACACGGTAAATCTTTCATTGTCAAGTGCGGAGTTATAATTCTTAGCAATGAACGTATTGCTTTTGCACGTGACATATCAGCAACCGACTTTTCATTTTCTGCGTCTTCAACTTCTTTTTTAGATGCTAACGCACCTAATGAATCCACCATTATGAAAACATGATCGCCACGTTTAATTTCTTCAAGTCTTTTTACAATATCAAACTTCAACTGTTCTACATGCTCAATCGGAATATGAAGAACGCGAGATGGATCAATTCCATTTGTTTCAAGATATTCTGGTGTAATACCAAATTCAGAATCATATAGAAGTGCTATTGCATCTGGATACTTATTGAAGTATGCTTTCATACAGTATAAAGCAAGAAGCGTTTTGAAACTCTTACTCATTCCCGCAAAAATAGTAAGTCCTGGGACCAAACCACCGTCAAGTGATCCACTAAATGCAATATTAAGAATGGGAAGGTCTGTAGGTATAACGTCTTTTGCGTTAAAAAATGCTGATTCACTTAGGACTGCCGAACCTTTTATTGAACCAGACTTTGTTAATCTTTCTAGTAATGAACTCATATAGTTTGCCTTTCTGTTGTGTTGATTGTTTTAGAGAGGGTGACTAACCCTCTATTATTGTTCCCACCCATCAAGTAGAGAACTTAATTTTTCTTGAAAACTTTCAATTTTACCTGATCTGTCAGGCCAATATATAGTGGTCTTTTCAGGATTTTTTTTCAAATTTTCGAGAAATGGGTTTATTGATTTGAACATAACATTCAATCTATGCTGCAAATCAGCAATTTTTTCTTGGTCTGATTTTGAATTGTTTTCTAATTCTGAAACTTGTGATTTCACTTCTTGAAAATCTTCGTCAACAAAACTGAATCCAAAATCATCATCAAACGGTTCGAAT